TTGCATATTTAAATATATATTTGCAATGGAATAATTGGTCGATTAGCTCAGTTGGAAGAGCGGGAGATTCTAAACCTCTTAGTCATCGGTTCGAACCCGATATCGACCACTAAATAAAAATGTGTAACTTAAAAACAAAAAAAAATGAAAGACACTTAGATTGCAAGGCAAGAACCTCAGAAACTCTACGTAGTGGGGAGAAAAGATTTACCACTATCCTATCAGGCTGTCCAAATGGGTCACGCCGCAATAGACTTCCAACATAATCACTCAAGTATAGCAAAAGACTGGAATCAAAATTCAAACTATTTAGTATTCCTCAGCGCTAAAGATGAGAAACATTTAGAAGTCTTACTTCAAAAAGCAGAGTTCAAGGGTCTCAAAACAACTTCTTTTAGAGAACCTGACATCAACAACGAACTTACAGCTATTACAATAGAACCATCTAAAATTACTAAAAAGTTAGTTTCTAACTTACCGTTATTTGGAAAAAAGGTATCGTCATGTGTATAATTGAACATAACGAAAAGCCAGCTAGAGTGATATTTCATTTTAATAAAGCTCACTTATCCGATTCTGCAATACCTATGTGGGTGTTAAAAAGTAAAGGTAAGACTCATTACGTAAACCATGTTGAGTTCGATTCAGGAATTGGTTTTAGGACCAAGGAAACTCCAGATTCTAACCATACTAAAGGTAGTATTCAAATAAAAGGTCGTTTAAAGATAACGGAAGAAGATAGTCAAACAATTGGTAAAATTTACTAAAATATTTGGTTATAACATAAAAACAACTTATATTTGTAAGGTAAAATTATAAAAGATGGAAATATTAATAGTAGAAGCAATAAAAACTTTACACTCAGGTCATAAAAATATCAAGTATTTGGTGGCTAATAATGAAGTTTATGGTTATGATGATGTGAACGACTTGGCTGAGTACGTAGCTGAAGAATGGGCCAATAGGGATGTAGGTGGTCATAACAATGGTTATTTCTTGGAGTGGAATATCGTAGAAGATGAGGAAGTTAAAACAATTGCTTTAAACGCTGAAGTATCTAATATAGAAAATAAAATTAAATACCTAAACTTGAATGTTGAAGTATTGAAAAGGTTTGCTACAGAAGAAGGTTTACCAATAACCAATGGTAGTACAACAAGTTTTCTTTTAAGTAAAGGGTACGAAGAATTAGAATGTCCTAAATGCGAAACTTTGTGTAAACCTGTCAATAAAAAAAGCGACGGTACTATTGTTTACGAAAACCACAAGTGTATTGTTAATGGTCGTCACGGTGAAGAATTTAGAATCACGAAGAGTTTCAGCATTAATGCTAATGGTGAACTAATAAAATAATTATGGAATATATTAAAGAAACAACAATACCAAAAGAAAAATGGGGTGTTCATGAACATCATTGTTGTGAGAGGCACGGCTGTAAGTATGGTCACGAAGACTGTCCAGTTAGTCTCGGTATGGTTAAACAAAAATACCCTTGTGAAATTTGTTCAGATGAAGAGTTTGAAAAAGATTATCTCATGAATGAAAGGGGTTACAGGTTAGGTTTAATTGATGATATTTTGAAGTATCACGATAGATTTACTGAAGAAGAAAAACAAAAAATCATCGAAATGGGTGAGTTTTTCAAAAATAAATAATAAATGCGCAGGTTCCAGAGCGGCTATGGTGTTGCCCCGCAAGGCAATGTAGGGTGGTTCGAATCCATCCCTGTGCTCTTAAAATTAAATAAAATGAAATAGATAAAAATTAGAGGTCCAACTTACGTAGTTTTCAATTAGGAGATTAAAAAAAATAACAAAATACGTAAAATTTAAAAATATGAAAACTACAGAAGAACTAATTAAAGAAGGTGTAGAGTACTTTAACAAAACAGGAAAACACCTATACAGTTCAATGAATCCAGAAGGAGAACACGTTGAATACTACTATGTTTATACCGCTAATAAAGATGGTGTAGATTATGAAGTAAAAATAAGGTTTAACATTGATGATTATGTAAGAGCTAGATACTTTAGGATTGACAAGTTTCCATGTCATAAGGCTGAACATAGTCAGAGATGCTTTCATTTTTATGAAAACTTTAAATCAGTTAAACAGAATAAGTATTTAAAAAATGTCTTAAATCTAATTAAAAAATATGTTGAGAAAAATATTGACACCTCAACTTACTGTCATAACACCGAATACAAGGCGGTGATGGATAATAAATAAAAAAAAGTGGGATAAATTCCCACTTTTTTTTTTTATTTTATTTGGTTATTACATAATAAATGTCTATATTTATCCCTAACAAAAATGTAAAAGATGGAAATTAAAAGAATTTTTGATGAAATAGCTAATACTTCTGGTAACAACGCTAAGATGGATGTGCTTCGTAAGTATAAAGACAATCAACTACTTCAAAAGGTATTATATTTAATCAAGTCTAAAAGGGTTAAGTTTTTCATTAAACAAATACCTGAATATACTCCTTGGGGTTCTAATTCTAATTATTCGCTATCAGAAGCTGTTAATGATTTAAAAATCCTTAGTAATAGAGAAGAAACAGGTCAATCGGCTGTAGCCTATCTTAAGCAGACTTTAGAAATTTTATCGACCGATGACGCTTATATCATTGAAAGAATTATTGATAAAGACCCTAAGATTGGTTTAGGTAGAACTTTTATTAATAAAGTAATTCCTAATCTTATTGAAAAAACACCATATCAAGGTGCTAAGTCTTTCAGTGAGAAGTTAGCTAGAAAAATTTTCAAAGATTATGGTTATGCGTATAGTGATGTTAAGATGGACGGCCGTTATGCTAATGCCATTATTCAATCTGGTCAAGTAGAATTCGAATCAAGACAAGGTGAAACAACTTACATTCCAGTAGATTCTCTATTAATTAGAGAGTTATCTAAATTTGGTGATGGTGTACTAAATGGTGAATTAACTATAATTAATGATGATGGTTCGACAATGGATAGGTACACGTCTAACGGTATTATAGCTTCGATAGTAGATATCGAGGGTTGTGGTAAAATGGGTGATAGAAATGATGAAGATACCTCTAAAAAGTTATCTGCGTTCAGAAAGAAGCATGGTGATTTTAAAGAAGCTGTCGACAAAATAAGATATACAGTGTGGGATTCAATCACATTAGAAGACTACTTCAATAAGAAGTCAGATATTGAGTATAGAAAGCGTTTAGATTATCTATTCAAAAAGACACCTATATTAGAATGCACTAGAGTTGCAATGGTAGAACGTCTTAAGGTTTATTCATATGAAGAGGCTATGACTCACTTCCAAAATATTTTGTTGAGAGGTGAAGAGGGTACTATATTGAAAGCACCTTTGGCCACTTGGAAGGATTCTAAACCACCGTGGCAAGTAAAAATGAAGCTTGAAATGAATATTGACCTTAGAGTTGTCAGTTTTGAGTATGGTGATAAAGGCACTAAGAATGAAGATGTATATTCGAGAATTAATCTTGAGTCATCTTGTGGGGAACTAAAGACAAAAGCCTCTGGTATGTCTGAAGCTATGATGAAAGATATTACTAACAGAGCTGATGAATTAATAGGGACCGTAGTTGAAATTAGATGTTGTGGGTTATCGCAGAATTCGAATGGCGATTGGTCAACATTACACCCATCTGTAGTTGAACTGAGGGATGACAAGGATACTTGTGATTCATTAGAGAGTGCTAAAGAGATTGAGGCAATGGCAAAAGGATTAACTAAAGCACTATCGTAATGAGTTGGTATGCAATAGTAATAATATATTTAGCTGGTTTCACAGCTAGTATTAAGTTTCTAGGTAAATACGGCGATAAAATAGGTCTTGGCGACTATGATGAACCCAAAACTTACGCTCCGTTGTATAAATTCTAAATATGTTAAAACACAAAAAATAACGGTGTTTTAAGTAAATAAAACCACAAAGCCTTGTTTATTCTAAGGTTTTGTGGTTTATTTGTTGTATAAAAAAGATATATGAAAAACGGAGTATACAAACTAAAAAAAGATGCAAAGTTAAGCAACGGAGCTGAGTTTAAAAAGGGTCAAGAATTTGAAGTTGTTGATACCGTGGTCTACATGGGTGGTCATCCATTAGACTTTAGAGCGCAAAACATGGTTTTATCTTGGATGAAATCTAATAAAGAACTTTTTATTAACGATACTAGAAATTTTTAAATATGCATAAAAAAGCAAGTTTATATAAATGGTGTTGTGACCACAAATTAAGACCAACCGATGTTAAAGATGAAGATTCTTTTATGTTAGATGAAGTATCGTATAAAGAGTTTGAGTTGTTCATAGAGGAAGCCAAGTCTAACTATAGACTTATATATGGAGAGCTTCCAAATAAACCTGAAAAGTATTTGGAGTATAAGATGTATGGGTTGGTCCCATATAACATATCTGACACTCAAAAAGGAATTCAATTTGACCACGCTAAAGATAATTATGTGGTCGAATACGGAACCGATGTAAGGTATAAGAGGTTTTTAAAAGAATGGAAAACGACTATTATACTAAATGGCGGTACTTCAAACGAAGGTCATACTATTAGACACGGTTTTAGGGATATAACTTATATTGGTACTATGCAAGAGCATTTAATTACCCTTAAAAATAATAACATTAAAGTATCTACATTTTATGAACCAGACCTTAACTCTATGTTAAGCGCCATTGTGTTCTTAGTGGATGAAAGAGTTTTTAATAAAAAACTTTACCCAGACTTTACCTTTGATGAATTACCTGAAAATGTAAGTAATCTAGAAGCTAGTAAATGGGAAATAGATAAAGTAGATTCTTATCAAAAATGGGTGTCTCTAGTTGGAGGTGAAAGTAACGTCTTTTTAAGAGAGTTCCTTAAAGATATGAAATTAGCTTAAAAGTAAATATATGGAGAATAAAAACAAGAATAAAAAGGGTAGTTTTAAAAACCTTACTGATGAAGATAAGGATTACATTAGAATGACCTATTACGATGACGAACTTAAACATGTTGAGAAGATGGAAATCTTAGGCTCTAAGTTCGGTGTAACTGGAAGAACCATTAGGAAGTGGTGGTTAAATAAACTGAATTTAGAAAAACCACATTCTAGATTACCAACTCAGTTACAGGAGGCTCGTATGAAAAACTTACCTTTTGATACTGATGTATTAGCGGTAACGTCGGCCCAAAATGAGACGCCAATAAATAGGAAACAATTGGCTTCGATAATGCAATATAAAGATTTCTTGAAAAAGGAGTTATCTAAAGAGTTAAACTTAGCTGTTATACCAGTTAGATATAGAAACCCTACAACTCCAACTGAGGACCAGAACAAGAAAAAAGATATGTGGTGGGTAGATGAAGTAAGAGAAAACATTTATTATAATAAAATTGAGTTTGGTGACACAACAGTTGCAGCAGACACTCACGTAACACCAACAGCAACAATGCCATTGAGTGGCTTGGATTCACTAACTGATGATGGTCATTTAGTGGTAGGGGCTTTCAGAATACACTTTAAGACTCAAGCTAGAGTAAGAAACACTCCACTTAGAACGATGTGTACCACAGGTTCGATAACGAGGAAAAATTACTCTAGAAGTAAGGCAGGTGATAAGGCCTCAATCCACCATT